ATGGGAAGAGGAAACGTTTTCATCTTCATGTCTTGATGGCTGTGGCTTTTTTGGGATTGGATCTGCGTTCCCATGGGACCAGTAACTTCTCCCTTCAAGTCGATCACAAAGATAATGACAAGAGGAATAATCGACTTGACAATCTTGAGATCGTTACCAAACAAGAAAATCTAACAAGGGCTTGGAAAAACGGTTGTTATAAAAACAATGGTTTTGCCAGTAAAGGAAGGCCGAAAAACTCTTTGAGAAAGTTTTCTTCGGACGACGTGGTTAAAATCAAATCTTTAAAAGAGGCTGGTCTTTCTTATCGGAAAATTGCCGAAAAGTTTGATTGTAATCACGGAGCTATTTACCAAATCTTGAAAGGAAATACCTACCAGGATCTGAACTAGCTATCAATAAACACCTTGGTTTATCCTCCAGTGTTAGTGTTTTTATCGGGTGAAAGATAAAGACACATGTGTCTTATCTAACACAAATTTTAGCAGCCAGCAATTTTCAAATGCAACTGCTGGCCGCATTAAATCACTCCATCACAAATAGTTTGTTTGCAACGGTCTGAGGCTGAGCTTGGTTCAGGACGCGCCAGGCATTCTGAGGATCGCGATTCATCATCTCGCCAAAAGTGCCCCAGAAATTCTCAGGTGCTTGCGGAGCAGCAGCTGTCGGGGGAGCAGGGAAGTTGCCAGCTTGGAACTGACCAATCGACTGGGTCGGATAACCGCGTGTCTCAAGTTCCTGCTCGTTTTCGTACACAGGGTACGGACCTTCAGGACCAAAGAACTTAAGCGTGTAATCGCTCAGAACATCGGGATTGGTAAGGATCTCGTTGTAGGCAAGATTCTCTTGATGCTCGTTAACAGCGAAATTAGCGTAACCCTTGATGGTATCAGCGGCGCGGTTTCCCCACGCGACGGCGCTGTCCAGCATTTGCTCCAGGTTTAGAGCGTAGTTGTTCAGCACTGCCGGAGCTTCGATCCCGAACGCGTCCATCACGTACCGACTGTCCTGGCTCATTCCCAGGAGGTCCGCCATTTGGCTTGCCGCCTCCTGCAAGGATTGATTGGAGGAGGTTGGGGAATAGCTGGGCGAGTATGCCTGGTTGGGAGACCAAGTCTGCGGAGCCGATTGTTGCGTAGCTTGGCTGCTGTACTGTCCGTAATTGGCCGGGGTATACGCCGTCGTCGGCTGCGAGGGTTGACCCTGGAACGGGGATTGGACTGGTGCGCTCAGCAGATTCACCACCTTGTTGAACGCCGATTCCCAGGGATTCCCCGCCGAGTCCACCGCCGGTTGGGATTGGGGGGCGTACTGAGTAGGGCTGGATTGGTAGCTGGGGGCTGCCTGAGGTACCGCTTGGGGGTAACTGGTACCCACCTGATACGCCACCGGAGCCGGAGCCTGGTAGCTGGCCGGAGCTGCTTGCGGTGCTGCCACCACGTAGCTGCTCGGCGCGACGGCCACTGGTGCTTGGCTCGTCTGTGGGATCGATTGGACGGTAGCGTCCTGCATAACTCATCTCCTTTTGTAAAGCTTCTAAAGTGCGATATAGATAGGGTGTTAAATCTAATCGCGGGTCCGCAGCCATCGGTAAATCCGGTGATTGCGGATGGGGAGTTTGCATCATTCCCCCCACAAGGCGAGCAAATTGAGAGTATGCACCCTGCAATTCATTCACCATTCTGAACGGAAACCCAGATAACATCTCGGCCCGTTCCTCATCCGTCTTGGACGGGAAGAGGTATTTCAGTGCCTCAATGCTATCAACACCTAACTCCTGTAAGTTGCGTACCACGATGGAGTTGTTTAGGATGTCTTGAGTGGAATCCTCATACACAGGGCCAAGCCAACGCCACTGCATGGTCACATCGCCATCTGGAATTAAACCAGAAACACCGGGCGGGATCTGCTGCGTTTGAAGGCAAGCCATCATTAACTGCTTAACTTGATCATCAAATGCGCCCATAGCATCGTTATAAGCTGCCAAGTCTTCCGCACTGGATTCCTCTGGAAGATCCAGGGGTTTTTCTAATCCTGCAGCGGCGGCAAGCGTCTCCTTAAATAGACGTTCTTCTTGGTAGATGATCAGTTCAAAACAACGGCAAATACCGTAAGTGTAAATAGCGATTGCCTTTTTCTTGGACGTGGCAGAAACACGACCAAACAGTGACTTGTACTCAGTTGCAGTCACGCCTGCAGAAATTGACAGTTCGTCAACGCCACCCAGGGCAGTGCGAATCTCTTCTCGGTACTGACGTGCGAAAGAATTCTGGTCGCCAGTGATGGCATCAGGAACAATGTAACCAACACGGTCGTTTGGTTCCAGGTTTGCAATGACGCGTGGAACTCTGATCTGTCCGTCAATACCACGGTGAATGGGATCAGCCTTGAATCGGGATTGACTCAGTCCACTGGGACCACTGAACCCAGAGTTAGCTGCGATAGAAGGACGCTGGACAACGTTCTCGCCACCGGCCTCCATAAGGTCAGTCTTGGGCCTGGAGGAAAGAAGCGTGGGGTTACCAAAGAACTGCACGTTCTTACGCATGGTGCGAACCATTTCATCATGCGTGCAGATGTGATTGGCTAACGCTTCAAATTCACCAACACCTTCAGTAGAGAAACCCTTGACGTTATGGAAAATTTCTACGCAAGGAATAAAGCCCAACGTATTTGTGAACGTTTTTGTTCTACCAAAATTTGCTTGGTAGTTACTATCAAACGACAGCTCGCCTTCCGAGTGTGTTTCTTCAATCGTTTTGCGTTTGATTGAAAGGCGGATGTAACGCTTTGCACCGCCCTGTCCCATGGTGGCCGGACCACTTAAACTTGCGGAATCAATGTCCTGCTGGTAACCAAACCCGTTCTTGACCTTGTAGCTGTAGATGATTACAACTTCATCAAGCTCGCCATCAATGTTGTAATAGCTACGATATTCGTGCTTACGAAAGTAGTAAAGACGATAATTATTCTGAGTTGGACGGATGTAAAAAAGACCTTGCCCATCACAAAGTGAATAATCCCAGATCGAATCAAAGCGGATGTCAAGAGAGTTGTATTTGATTACACGATCAATAAAGTCTTTGCGCTGATTGCCAAAGTTATCCTGCACAGGAAAAAACTCGACACCCTGGCGGATGCCGAATAATTTCATCTGCGCCAGGTGTGAAGCTACGACGCCAGTGTCAATCATTGACCCGCCGTCTTTTTCAAGATACGAGTCAATAATTTCCTTGAGTCTAGACTTAGCGTCGACGGCCATTAACTATTTTCCTTTTTCTTTGACTCAATCTTAGCAGCTTTTGCCTGCTTCTTAAGGTCTAACCATTTGCCAAAATACACCAGTTCGGCAGAGGAATAAAGCTCTGGATGATGTAGCGCTTGCTTTACAAGTTTTTTGGTTTTCATAGCGGTTCCTCACGAAACAAACTTGGAATTAAACCCAGCTTGGCCGAGCTGGTAAGCGTCGACCATCCCCTGGATATTACCGATAGCGCCAGGTAAATTGCTGGAACCAAACGCCATAGGGAGCTGAGGGCCAGCTCCGGGCTTGATGCCGCGTCTCATTAGTTCATCGTTGAGTTGTTGATTTTGTTGTGTACCGCCTTCATATAAACGACGCAGTTGTTCACCCGACCTACCACCCAACGAACCAGGTGTGCGCCTGATATCGAAACTTGGATTACCGGCAATTAAATTACCGGGGGCCCCAGGGACGTTAGATTCTCCGCCGTAATACATGTGACTATCTGGTTTTCCCTTATTCTAGTCCTCTAAAACTTCGTATCCAGAAGCGTCGTTTACTTTGGAAATTACGATACCTTCGCCGCGTACATCCCAATTTAAAACATCGCCCTCTTGCCAACCCAACTCTTCGATTACTTCATCAGGCAAAACAATATATTGATCTCCGTTTTCGTCCTCTTGTACTTCAAGGATGTAACTCATTTGGTCAAAAGCTTTTCCATCAGTTTATCAAGCTTATTATTGATCTCGCGAAAATTGTTGTGCATTTCTTGAATTTCCCTTAAGAAGTCCACCTTGAGCACGTAGTCTAGTGGCATGCGGTTGACTTGGTCTTCCAAGAGATCCACTCTTCGGTTTTGTGAATTAAGTCTTTCGCCCAGGCGGCTCATAAGCTTACTCATTGCCCAGGAGCCACCTGTCGCAGCTGAGATCACTGCCGTAAGAGCAATAGCTAAATACTCTGGTCCCACGAATCCAAGGTTTTTTAATATTCTAAGAGTCAGTAATCAAGGTGAAGCTGTCCTTTTCTTGCTAATCCAGTAACAAGCCAGACGAGAGCGCTAAAGATTGTGTTTAATACAGAGCTTATTGAAAGCTTCTATATCATGCGTTTTGATGCGATGACAGTTGGCGCATAAAACTTGGCATTTTAAAATTTCTTCTTTTATTGTTTTAAGGTTTCTAGACGACATTCTTGAAACACCTTCAACTTTAGAGCTTGGATCAAGATGATCAAAGTCGAGGGCATAAGCACTTTCTTTGTAACCGCAGCAAGCGCAACCTTGTTTTAGTTTTTCTTCGTGAATAATTTTTATGTTTTTGCTATGGTTTTCTCTTACACTTTTTTTGTAGTATTCTTTGCGCTTTTCCCATGACTCTGGGGACAGCCAATTCATTTGATATGTACCATCTTTATTTATGCGTGATTTTCTTCTATAGGCAAGAAATATCCGGCCATCTGGACCAACTTCGCCATACTTCCAAGGCTCGCCTGTTTCTGGGTTTGTTCGTTCCATTTTCAATAATCAAGATGTAATTGACCTTTTCGGGCAAGGCCTGTTACTAACCATACTAATGCATCAATACAATCGTCGTGACTACTTACGCCAAAGTTGGTAAGCTCTTCAAACATATTGGTGAAGTTACGAAAACGATTGAAGATGATCTTGCGGTCCTCAAACATACCCATAATGCCACGGAAGCGGGCCAACTTATCTGCCCTGAAACCTTTAACGGGATGCCAAATTAAATTGTAGAGACCTTCATTGTTCAAGCAAACACGCTTGAAGTCTGCCTCCAGGGACGCCTGGTACTGTACGGCCTCACTCCAAATGTCGCACGTTGAATAGCTGGGGTAATACAAACCGCTTTGTTCGTCTTTGGCAATCACTGACCAATCATTCAACAACTCCTTGAGGGCATCAAGTTTTTCAAGGTTACCCATGACGCGAATACGTCGGTAATCAATGATATGAATGCGGTCGCCAATGCGACCACCAAGAATCATAACTGTGTAATCGTTTTTCTCTTTAGTGCCAGCGGAGAGGTCAACCCCAACCCCAAGGGCGTCAAACTCCGTTGCAATTTCCGCCTTCACAATCAACTCCGGAGCCAGCGAAAGTTCGTTCTGCCGGATGACTTGATTCATGTACTGGAACGAGAAAGCAATTGGTGCCTGCCGTTTTTTCTCCTTCAGGTAATCTAATGACCACATGTCTGGCCAATACGATTCCTCTTCGCCAGTGATGGGATTGTTTTGAATTGCTGAAAGGATAATCTGTTGCCAGTTGTTTTGTTCGTTGAATGTTGTGGAGTGAATGTCATCGTGTCTGAAGCGAGTACCAAGGCAGATCGCTCGTGCCCCTTCAAACATGGTGGGTGCGATCACAGCATTCCAGTTGTCTTGCATCTGTTTCCTGATGTCAGGGTTGGCAATATCTGCGGCTGACTTGATGGCGTCATCGATCATGACCAAGTGCGAACGCTTGGAAGTCACCGAACCCTTGAGGCCCGCTGCGCAAAGCGTGAACTGTTCGTCACCTGTTACGTCGATGCCAGCAAACTTGTGGTCAATCGACCAATACTCATTACTGGTGGCGTTCTTCAGAAGGCGAACTTTAGGGAAAACCTCTTGATATCGTTTGCTTTCAATGATGCGTTTGATGGTAGAAGATTTGGAACGAGCAATGTCAACGGTGTAGGACAGATAAAGGATCTGCAAGGGCATCCCTGCGTGCGTATGGATGCCAATGGCCCACGCCGTAAGCAGACCTAACACTGTGGACTTAGCGGAGCCCCTGGG